CAACACCAGATACATTAACGCTTACTGAAACTGAGGCAGGTTGACCCCAAGGCCCTGCTCCCCAGGTAGAACGACCCCAGCCAGCCATTTATTAAGCTATTCTTATAATAGCTGTACTTGCTGCTGCTGCTGGGAAGACAATAGTGAAATCACCTGCTGTAGATGTTTTATCTCCACCAAAGTCTATAGTAGCTACAGATTTATCACTATTTGTATCATTATAGATCAGACAACCTCTAGCTGTTACTGTAGCTGTGCCAAATGTTAAGTCAGCAAAATCAGTAAATCCTGTAGTGCCACCGCTTGTTGGTGCAACTTTAGTTAAAGCTGATCCACCTGCTGTGTAGTTAGTACCACTAACTTCTTGTGAAGTTGAATAAGCAGTTGTAGTCGCTCCCATGGTGGCAGAACTTGTATAGAGAGCAAGTTTAAAAGCATTACCATTTGTTGCAAAATTGTGCGTTGCTGTTAATAGTTCTGTTTTAAAACTTGTAGTTAATGTTGATGTAATGGCCATATTAAATACCTTTAATTATTTTTGCTATATTTTCACTTCCTTGACCAGATAAATCCTGTATCAAAGTTGCTTTGTAAGATTTTAACGCATTTTCTATATAAATCAAACATACCTTATAAATCATATCTCTGTATGCTCTTGCTTGTTCTTTAATATATGGATCCTCACTGTCACTTGTACTTACTATTTTTTCTGTTAATCTCTCTGCCCAAAACTCAGGAGGATGTCCGCCATAATTACTTGTTTTAGCTTCTATAAGCCCTAATCCAGGCATGGCTGCTGGTGTTATTTTATCTACCATTTGTTTGGCTCAGGTGGTTTTAAATGTGAGTCGTTACGGTCTATTAGCGTAGGCTTTTGTATACTATCCATCATATTTAGATCGCTTACTTTTTTTATACTTAATCCATCTTCTGTTGATAATACAATGTAAGGATCATCTAACCTATGATAGCCATACAACTTTTCGTTTGGTATTACGTTTGTATCAAGAAGTGGTGAGCTTTTAGCTACTTCAACTTGAATATTATTTGACATACATTTGCTTAACCAAAACTCTACACAAGCTCTACCAGCTTCAGCAAAATGTAAATTTTCTTTGTAAGAAAAATCTATGCCAAACATTTTTATTGTTTTAACTTCATTCCAATATGCAAAAGCTACAGCGTAGGCTACCGTGTTGTTTAAGTAATGACAGTTAGTTGATCTGATAACTTTTTGTAAAGGATACTCAATTAAACCTGGACATCTTTTATCTAACTCACATGTATAAATAGGGCCTTTATGTTCTTGTAACATTTTAGCCATGCTTTCAGTTTGACCGCCTGCATCATCTGTATCTAAAAACCTAGACGCAGGATCCATCATAAATACTCTATCGTGGTATATAACTGATGCTACGCCATTTATAGCCCATACTTCGTCAAAATGTACTCCGTGTGATTTAGCTAAATTGTAATCAAACCAGCTTTTACCCATACCTACTATGGCAACTGTTTTGCCTTTCAGACTTTTAATTTGTTTCATTTATTTTACGATACCGTTGACCTCAAAGAATCGTAACGGTATTCATCTCTCCTTCCGCGAGCTTCTGCAAGATTTTTCAATCTATTTATTTCACCTGCAAAGCGTTGCTCGTATTGCTGTAATAAATCATTTTCACCTTTCATAAATATATATGACTCAACTAGACTTCCATATAATAAAGCGTTTCTAGCATTGCTAGATAACCAGGTGCCTGTAGTATCTGTAACTAAAGAATTTGGTTTGTATAGATAATGTAACTCAACATTGTAATTTGAGTCTGGTACTGGAGCTACAATAATCGTAGAGCCATTGTTTGAAGCTGTAGATAGTTCTTTATCAAATTCTCCATAATATTTTGGTAAACCTCTTAAGGTTGAATCAGTTGGATCAACAGAGTATTCACGCATAAATGATGGATGTTTTTTATCTAAATAATGATAATCTCCGTTGCCGTCTATAACTGCTAAAGAAAAACTTGTTTGATAGTCTGTAGGAGTTGTAAGGTAAGTATTGCCTGATGTTAATGTACCTGTTACATTTTTACGAAAAAAATCAAACTGTACTAATTCAAATATTCTTTCTTCAGCGTTTTTAATAAAGTCATCAAGTGTTGCTACAAAAGTAGTTTCTGTATTTTGTGTGTAATTTTGTATTAATGTTTTTAACTCTGCTAATGTCATACTGTTATTGTAACCTCGCCAAGTGAACCTGTCATTTCATAACCTAATATTTTAGATCCTATCGGATCAGCAGTCATAGATGAGTTAGTATCACTATCATTAGTATAAACTACTCCTTCACCTATTTCTAAATCATTATTAGGTCTAGGTTTATATAAAGCTTCAGGATCAGAAACGTGTGGCAATGGCTCAAGTTGTGGATGTTTTGGATCAAAGCAGTCTCTACAAGTTTTTGTTCCGTTCCATTCTTCTCTTAGTTGAGATAGTTTGTATTCAAAACCACATCTATCGCAAAGTGCTATTGCGTATTTACCAGTAGCGTATGCCATATTAGTATCCGTTTCTTAAGTAAGGAGATATTCTAAAAGAAGCAGTATCTTCGTCTTGAGACATGGCTCTTTCAAACTCGTCTTCGTACATTTGTTTTAGCATAACCACTCTATCTGGTGCTTTTTTAATAGCTATGTAATAAGCAAGACCTGCTGCGAAACAAGGGTAAAATCTAAACGGCATATCCATAGTGTTGGTTGCTGTATCAGCATCATCCATTCTTACCAACTTGTTAAATACCAACACATCAGTGCTATTCTCTGGTGTTGGCCATATATTTAAAACAGGACTAACCTGCTTATCTAAAAAGAATTGATTAGGTCTAGCTTGAGTAGATTTAGTTGGAATATTTAAAAATTCACTTCTGCTAATTTTTGTCATTTGCAGATCAAGATTTGTTCCATCAGTATCTCTTCTTAATGAACAATCTAATATATCAATAACATTAGAGTTTAAAGTATATTGATTAGTCCCTTTAGTTACTGTTTGAGTTGCTTGTTCTATAGTCCACTGATTAAGACCACGGTTAGCCCATTCAGCTAACATAAGATTTATAGATCGTTTTGCTGTTTTAAGATCATAACCTGTTCTAAGTTCTAGCCCACACCTTTCAAAGGCTTCTTCAACAAACTCAGTTACATCTGGTTCAAAATTTGTACTACTTGATGTTGCCATTTAATCTTCCTCTGGAGCATATAGATTGTTAAATGTTATGTTCGGATCCATATAACTCTCATGTTGTTCTGCTGAATGTATCCATTGTGAAGGCATAAAGTCTGGTGCTCCTTCTCCAACACGCCATAAAGCAGGGTTTGTTGCTCTTACTCTATTATTGGGTAAAGCCACAAAGTTACCAGTATATTCACCAGCATCTGTTAAATATAACACATGTGACTGCTTATGTTGAGCAGAATCATCAGCTATTGAATTTTCTGTATAATCTACTGTAAACAAATATTTACCTGTATGGAAGTCTCCACCTATCTTACAAAGCCAAGGTGATGAACTAACTCTATCCATGGTAACAACAGAATGATGGTGACTAAGACAATCCCAAGGTTGAGCTAAATGATCTTCCATAGGAGTTGGCCAATCTTGTAATGGTATGTCTGCAACTAAGGCTTGAATAGGCATTCTTGCCCACATAGCACCGCCATGAACATTGGGTGCATCTTCTTCATTATCTATTTCGCAACCTGTAAAGACTACTTGAAAACTTAATGATCTATCTGGAATAGTATTAACAGCAATAGCTAGAGCATGTAGATACTCTCCGTGATAATTGCTGTGATTAGCTGTAAACTCTTTTCTTACCCAGCATTTAAACTGAGGTATATTTGAAATCAAATATGACAAAACGCTCTCTCCTTTGTTTTAGTAAAAAGGTTGTTATACCTTTCCACCTTTAGCCATATATTTAGTTCCTTTCATGGCACCGCCTTTTGCCATGTATTTAGTGCCCTTTGCAGCACCGCCCTTAGCCATGTATTTGGTTCCTTTAGCCGCACCACCTTTAGCCATGTATTTAGTGCCTTTAACCATACCGCCTTTAGCGTATCCTTTAGTTTTTTTATACATTATTTTTTCCTTTTTTTTATGGGTTGTAACCTAGAATGACCAGATTTTGTTATATCAATAGCATACTCAAAATTAGGATCTAAACCCATTTTTTTGTAAGCCCTTGATCTGTTTGCTTCTTTGCCTGCTTCTTGAACAATTTTGGTTATTTCTTTAGGCGTATATCTTTTTGTTTTTTTACTTTTCGTTTTTTTATTAGACACTATTTGCTCCTATGAATATTTAGTTTTCTTTCTTCTGTTGCTCATTACTTTACCACAACCTCTTGCAATTTTTCTAACCTCTCCACCTTTTTTTAATTTAACTGTGGCTTTTTTAGTATTAGCAACAACAGTCTTTCCTTTTGATCCTGCTGCTTTTTTCTTCCTTGCAGTTTTTGCTCTTTCTGCCTTGCTTAGGCTTTGTGCTTTTGATTTTGGTAAACAGCGATCTGGATTTTTTTTATCTTTGCTTGTACCACACGGGCCTTTGATAGAACCGTCTGTGCCTATACGCACCCAGTTTTGTCTTCTCCACTCAGCTAATTGTCCCATTATCTAAGTCTTTCTTTCATAACAATGCCTTGTCCCCTCATTCCAACAAGTCCACCGTTTTTCATTTTCTTTGTTTTCTTTTTTGATCCTTTAGCATAGTTAGGATCTTTGCAATATTTAGATGCAGCCATATTTGCATAAGCTGAAGGGTATGTATCAAAAGTTCTTTTTGCCCAAGCTTTACCTGCTG